GAAATCGCATCCCGCTCATAGTACGTGAGGCCGTTCGGGATGTTGGTGCGGACGAAGTAAGCGGTGGCACTGGTGAAGTAGTGGTTCACCTTGATGCCCTTGGGAAAGGTGCCGACAGCGCGCAGCACGTTGATCGCGTTGTTGGCGGTGTCGTTCTGCAGCACAGAGTTGTAGATACGGTTGGCTTCGAACCACAGCTGTGGTGGCACGTGTAGTGACATCGGCAGCGCCGAGATCCGCATGCCACGGTTGTTCTGGCACTGCATGACCTGGATCACGAGATCCTCGATCGCGACCTCCGAGATGTCCGCAGAGACACCAAGGTTCGACTGATTGCCCGACAGCGTCGGGTGGCTGGCTGAAACCAGCGGCTGGCCGTCGGCACCGAGCGCTGACGACGAGAACGCCAGATTGTAGGTGCCAGCGAGCACGTTCTCTTTGGTCTGCCGCATCGAGAAAGAGAGCTGCGCGGCGCGGCGTTTGCTGACCACCTCGTAGAGATCGTCGCGCAGCTCTTCGTAGGTCACGATGTAGCCGAGTGCGTAGGCTACGTGAGTGAAGCGCGAGACCGGTCCCTGCACTTCGATGTCGTAGAAGATCTGGGTACCCTGCGGCTTGACCGGCGCGAGACCGAAGCCGGTGATCTCCACCTCCTCTTCGTACGCCTTGTCCGATGTCTGCTTGTCGAACAGATCCAGATACTCGACTGGGTGTTCGTTATAGCTTCGTCCCCAAAAAGCCTTAATACCCGGCCATAACGCTTTTGGATGCGACCCCGTAGTTATCACGGCCATGTAACTAACTCCTTTGGCTAGAGAGGCAGCCGCATCCAAGCGTTGCCCAGGTGGATTGGTTGATGTATGAGATGAGCGGGCTGACGAAGCGTTGGAAGCGCTGCGCCAGCCCTAACCAGATCGAGCGAAGGGATCGCCCGCCATGGCTGACCAGACCATCTCGCGCCGTGCCGCTATGACGCAAGGGTTGAAGCGCTACTTCACCGGTCTTCCATGCAAGCGCGGTCATGTTGCCGAGCGACTGGTTAACAACAAGACCTGTACCGCGTGCGACCTTGCCAGGAAGATTGATGACCCTGCGGTAAAGCGTCGACTCCGCGCTTACTACGCCGAGAACCGCGATAAGATCATCGAGCAGAATACGGCCTACACGGCGGCGAACCCCGAGAAGGTGCGTGAGCGCCGCAGGAAACACCGAGAGGCGAACAAGGACCGCCTCTACGCGGAGAGACGCGCCTGGGCGCAGGCGCACCCCGAGAAACGGCGCGTCGGTGAGCGCAACCGAGAGACTCGCGAGCGAGGCGCGGAAGGCTCCCACACGTACGCCGAGATCATGGCGCTGGGTGAGCGGCAGGGGTGGCGTTGTGCCTACTGCCCGGCAGATATCAGCGCCGGGTGGCACGAGGACCACGTCATGCCGATCGCGCGCGGCGGCACGAACTGGATCAGCAACATCGCCCTCGCGTGCCAGCCCTGTAACCAATCGAAGCACGCGAGAGACCCTGCCGAGTGGATGCAAGAGATCCAACTCAAACGCCCGTGGCGTTGGTCCAGGGGTGAATGCCGAAGTTGAGCCGCACCAGCCATTTGGCGTAGGCGCCCACGGCATTGTCGGACTGTTGCAGGAGCTGGACGATGCGCAGCTGCTCGTTGATGGTGGTGCCCATCGAGCTGCTCGACAGCATCCACCCGGAATTCGACGAGTAGGTGTTGCCGGTGCCCGCGATCAGGTTGGCGTTGCGCCCCGAGGCGCCCGACACCATGCCAGTGGTGGAGCTGTCCTCCTGCACGAGGTAGAGCAGATCCGGGTCGTCGCACACCACGACGTAAGCCGCCTGCGACGCCGCGAGATACGGCGTCTGCGTCTGCTGCAGCGTGATCACCGCCGTCCCGGCGTTGTTGGTGATGCCCTGGAAGGAGCCCAGGACCGGGTTGCTGGTGCCCGCCGAGGCGATCGCCACCGTCTGCACGCCGTTGCCGTCGGAGCTGTTGGTGACCAGCATCACCGGGTCGCCGATGTAGAGCGCGGTGGGGTTGGAGGAGGGGACATAGTAGGTGCGGACCGCACCGTTATAGGGCGCGCCGCTCCGGTGGGAGTAAGGGCGCAGCCCCATGGGGCTATTCACATTTGGCATCGCAGCCTCTGTATGCTGTGCCGGTGCGCTGCGCCGTGACCGGCCAGGGTCAGAGCACAGCGCTCAGGCAAGCGGTTAAAGGGATGTCGTGCCGGTCGCGCGTGCGATGCCTAGCCGCGTGATGGCTGTAGTCCAGCGAGGAGCATTGCTATCCCGTCGCCTTCGTGGGGTCAGTGATCAGCGCCGAGCGGTTCCTGTCTCGATCTTGATCTGACCCCGTTCCGACCCGGCGTAGCGAAGGTTCCCATCCGTGCCTCCCGGCTTCGCATGTTCGCCTTTACCGATCTGGGTCAGTAGGCCATGGACCACCATTTCCTGGGCAGCCATGTCTTCGTGAAACAACTCTATTGGCAATTCCATAAGGAAAGCAACCAGTGCCTGACCGCCACGACCGATACCGACCACGGTACTCACCGGCCGACCGTCCTCGTCATGCACCTGTTCATAGCCCGCATCGCGCGCCCGGATGATGCGTCCCGGCTCATCATTGAACCAATGCCGCTTGAATCCTTCCCGCTCGGGATAGTTCAGCTTCTGGTCAAACGAGCCGAACGGCTTGCGCACGAACGGCTTGCGCTCGCGACGGGGCAGTGTATCGACAGATGTCACTTCGGGCTCGGCGCCGCCCAGCTGGTGGGCGATCTCGCGCTCGCGCTGGCTCTCCTGCTCGCGCCGCATCGCCGCCTCTGCCGCCGCCTCGTTGAGCGGCTGGCGCCCAACCGGGTTAGGGGGTCGTCCTGGTCCTGGCACTATTCAGTTCCTCTCACCAAAATCTCCCGCCGCCGAACAACAGCAGCAGCACGAGAATCAATACGATCAGGCCAATACCACCGAAGGCGCCGGGGCCGTAAACACCACCTCGATACCCCCAATACCCGCCACCAAAGCCCCCGAATAAGATCAGCAGGACAATGAGGAGGATGATCAGGTTCACGGCTCATTCTCAAAATAGTACCGCGCAAATTCTTCCCGTGTGAGCGGCTCGCCTTTGCCCTCCAGCATCTTGCGCTGGCGGTCATACTGCGCCCTGACGTCGGGGGGCATCGCCTCGAAGCTGCGTGGGCCAGGACGCCGCGCTGGCGGGCTGTCCGACGAACGCGATACCGGTGCCGCTTGGCGGCGCACTGGCTGGGCCACTGGCTCGTCCTCCTCGATCTCGTCCTCGGTGTCCTCCTGGATGTGCAGCGGGCGCCGCGCCTGCCGCGCCTCGCCATTGCCGCTGCCGTTGGTGATGCGGCGCGCCTGCGGGAAGTGTTCGGGGAATCGCCGACGGATGGCGTTCTCGGCCTCGATCAGGTGATCCTCGACGGTGCCGTTCGGGTTCATCCGCTCGGCCTGCTGCATCGCCGCGATCATCGCCACGTTGGCGATGTGGTCCGAGGTGAACCACGGGTGCTCGCGCACCCACGCCAGGATCACCGGATCATTGTTCGCCTGCCCCTGCCCCTGGCCTTGGCCCTGCGCTGGGGGCGCCTTGGGCGCTTCCGGGGGTGGCGGCCCCAGCTCCCGCATGGCCTGCTCCACGGCCTGGAAAGCCGCCGTATCGCCCATCTCCACCGCCTTGACGCGCTGCTGGTGCAGCTCGGTCATCGCCCGCCGGTAGCCCGCCTGCTCGGCGCGCCGGGTGCTCTCCAGCATGGTGTTGAGCGTCTCGCCCTGCTGCTGGATCTGCTGCTGCAGGTTGGTGATGGTGCGATCAGCCGCACGGCTGCGCTCCTGCAGCAACGGCAGCAACCGCTCGCCGCGCTCGACGAACTCGTCGGCCGGTAGCCATCGATTGGCGTCGCCCCGGAATTCCTCGCGTGGCCGCCAACCCATGTTGCGCGCCCGCTGCTCCGTCTCGGCTTGACCAGACCCCTCGTCTTCCTGGGGATCCAGCTCAGCGTCCTGAGCCGACTCTGACATGCTGTTCCTCGCTCACGCAGTATGTTATCTTGCCTGCGCAAGCCGTTTGGGATCTTTGGGTTAGGGCACGTTTAGACCGGCATTCCGTCACGGGAGTGCCGGTCTTTCTCATTCGGCCTTGCTGTAGATCGCGCCGATCGAGCGCTGCGATACCAATCGATATTCCTGGCCGTCCTCGCCCTGCACCACGCGCCCCGCGTAGCGTTCGACCACGACGCGATCGCCGGGGATTGGCTTGGCAGTGCTCCAGCGCCGGTTGCCGTCGTCGTTGAACGCAAACGCCGCTGCGCCGAGAGCGATCACCACGCCGGTCTCGCTGGCCATGCTCTGGCGTGACTGGGTGTCCTGCGTGATGATGATACCGCCCGACGTCTTCTCGGCGTGCTGGTCCATCAGCACCAGGATCTTGTCGTCGAGCGGCGTGATGCCGCTGTGATTGGCGCCATCGAATTCGGCATGTACGAACTCGCGCTGATCGCCGGTCTTGAGGATGCGCCCTTCAAGCATCAGTTGACCTGCCAGCCGGGCCATGAACCCCGGCACCCAGTGTTGGGGTTTTTCACCGGTTCGGCGCCCCAGCCTTTCTGCGTCCGATTTGCGCAGCGGTGTTGGTTCAGCTTAGGCATCAGACGCGCTCCTGCGGTGGCTTAACGTCGCCGAAGTACCAGCGCAGCACATCGCCATATTGCAGCACGGCCAGCTCGCTGCACATCGCGGCGCGGCCACGGTGCTCGTTCAGCATCAGGCTCTCCATGTCGCCTGCCATGAACATGCGGATCGCCTCACGCAGCAGCGCATCACGATAATCCGCCAGCCACAGGAAGATCTGCACCGACACCGGGTGTCTCAGCCACAGCTGATAGTCCTGCTCCGACAGATCGAGCAAGGCCGGGCGGCGCTCCGCTGCCACCTCCTCCGCTGGCGTTACCACCCTCGCCATCAGTTCCGGTGTCAGTGAGAGCATTCAGCATATCCACCTGATGTTTCAAGGCTGTCAGTTGCACGTTGTACCAGTTCTGGTCGACATCGGCGTCAGCCTTGCGCGCATTGGCCAGATTGAGAATCGCCTGCGACAGTTCCTTAATCTCGCTCGCCTTGTCCTTGCCGCGCCGGATCAGAATGTCCGCCTGCTCATGAGCGAAACGAATATCCAGCTCCTTGTTGCGCAGGTTCGCCATCTGACCGGCAATGTCGACTTGTTGCTTCTGCAGATCGAGGCTGGCTGCCGCCTGCACCAGCTCGGCATTGGGCGGCGCCTGCGGTGCCAGCAGCTTGTCTACCTGCTGGATGGACGCCGCCTGCATCGCGCGCAGGCGGATCTCACGGCCGTCAAAGAACGGGTCGCCCACGAACTGCAGGAGGAAGTTAGCCTGCGCCATCTGCTGGGTGTCGGTGACCATGTCCGGATCTGATACCGGCTCAGCCCCCGACCCTCTGAGGTAATCGGCGCGCGTGATCTGGAAGTATTCGGAACCGATCCTAAAACCGGCTTCGTCAGGGAGATACAGACGGTTGAGCCGGAATAGTTTGTCGAAGTCCTGGCGGAGAGATCTATGGATGCGTTTGAAGATCGCATTGAACACCTTCAGCCCTTGCTGGATCACTGCCAGACCGAGGATCCCCGGAACATTCGCGCCGGGCAGCTGGCCCTGTAGTACCTCCTTGATCGAGCCGATGTCCTTCGCCGCCTCGACCAGGAACTGCAGCAGCTGGAACAGCACCGCGTTCGGCCCCGGCATCTCCAGCGGCACGAGGTTCTCGCGCAGCGTACGCCCCTGCGTGGTGACCACCTTGTATTCACCGGTCATGAACCGCACCGACCCGGCGTTGATCGACACGCCGCCGCCGATGAAACCGCCGCCCGCGATCTGCAGATGCCCCGCGTCGAACATCTGGTTGATGCTGGTGTTGACCGCTGCATTGAGCGGATACATCAGCGAACCGAACCCCAGATCGTAGGCGCCGCCTTCCGGGTTCGGAATGAAACCGTATTTCGTATAGTAATCGATCTGATTGATCTCGGCGACCTCACCGTCGTCGGTTGCCTCGATGCCGTCCTGGTCGAACCCCACCGTGATGCGCGCCAGCTTGCCCGAATCCCTGGCAAACGTAACGATCAGCGGCTCCTCGTAGCCGGCGCCTGCTCGTCCTGGCTGGTGTCGGTGTTGCGGCCGTAGCCGTCCTCACCGTAATCGACCCACAGGCCTGAGCGGATGTTGCTCTCGATCTCCCACGGGTAGAAGTCGATCAGCTCGCTCTTGCGCGGTGCCGCGTCGAAACTTTTCGCCGTGTAGTTCACGCACAATCTGAGCGCCGATACGATCTCCGACACATTGCGCCGCTGCTTGGGGTCGAAGTGGTTCTTGCGGAACATGGTCCCGGCGATCGCCACGGTGATCAGCAACCGGTCGGTCTGCTCCTCCCACTCGGGCATCTCGCTGAGCAGCTGCCACGACATGTGGCGGCCGATGCGGTCGGCGCGCGCCTGCTTGGACCCTGGTGGCTGGATCCACAGCTGCCGCCCGTCGGGGCTGGTCGCCTGCTGCGGTCCCTGCGGCTGCGGCGGGCCGCCCTGGCCGGGTGCTCCGGGTGGGCCGAGCTGCGCACCACCAGCGCCGGGCGGCATGGGAGGAAGTCCCGGCATCGGTGGAGGCGCCCCTGGTTGGGGCCCACCCAGACCGCCAGGAGCGCCTCCTGGCATCCCCGGCGGCGCAGGACCACCAGCTCCACCTCCAGGGCCACCGGGCGGCATCATACCTCCAGGCGGCTGCGCTGGCATCATCATCGGCACGCCACGGTCGTCACCGATCACCGTGCCCTTGACCACGTTGCGGCCCTGCACGATCGCCGGGTAGGCGCGCGCATTGAACTGCAACGCCGCCACCGTGATCAGCGGGAAGCACACGTTCGACGCGTCGGGCCAGGGATACGTCTTCGGCTGCATCACCTGCAGCGCAAAGTCCATCCAGTCGCCGTAGCGCTGCTTCCAGTCCGAGCGGGTCTCTTCGTCGAGCTCGTATTCCCGCTTCGCCTGATCCGCGAGGCGCTGCCGCTCGCTGTCATCGATCTCGTCGGCAATGTTCTTGCGCACGATCCAGCGGGCGAACTTCCGCGCATACTGCGGCTTCAGCAGCGGTCGCTGCTCGCCCTGGCTCTGGCGGGGATCACCGAGGCCGTCGTTCTGCTCCTGCCCTGGCGGGCGCAGCGGCAGGATGTCAGCGGATTTTAGCGGCTGCTGCTCGGGGTCATCGGGGGGCGGCCCCTGGTTGGTGTCACCATCCTGGGGCTGATTCGGGTCGTCCTGATCCGGCGATGGTCCTGGCGCCGGAAACGCGCTTAACGCGGCGCTCATGGATATCGGCACCCTCCAGCAGTACGGCTATATCTATATATAGACGCTTCGCGGGTCCGTGATGTCAATCAGTGCTTATGCTGGCGTCAATCAGGGCGTGTGAGCGGCGTGGTGTCGCCGCGCTGGGCCCATGATCCGCACCAGTCGTCGTCGCGCACGATCGGGTGCGAGCTGTATGCCTTGATCTCGATGTTCAGCTTGCCCGGCAATGGGATGAGGAACGACGTCGGCGGATCGCGGTGGCAGTTGCGATCGCCGGATGGATCCTTCCGCGAGAACCGGCAGGTGGCGCACGCCTGATCCAGCATGCGCGCTGCGACATCACGCGGGACGATTAAAGATGATGACAGACTCGCTCTCCTGTGGCGGCACTCTCGCTTGAACTGGCTCGCTTCTGTGGCTTGGTATCCTCCAGCAGCACGGCTCGCTCTGGATTGACGGTACTCTCCCGTGGCGTGGCTCGCTCATCTACAACGGCACTCTCTGCGAAGGCGGCTAGTAGCCCGTCGTTCGACTACGCGTGCGATCCTGCACCAAGCGAGAGTTCAGCTCAATCATCTCGTTGTCGACCTGATCGCCCTTCCACTGCAGGCTGGGGCCGAACAGCCGCGTCGCGGTGTATTGCAGCGCATCAGCCGGGTGCGAATACGAATTCTTCTCGGGCTTCTCGGCCCATCGCTCGTTGCCCGCCATCTGAATGCGGCGGTAGTGGTAGCCACCCATCAGCGCCCGTCGCAACCGCGCGCAGCGGGGGTGCAGGTTGAACGCCGGGCGGCCGTCGTCATCGAACTGGCGCAGCGGTTTGCGCACCGCCTCCTGGCGGATCTGCGGCGACTGCATCCCCGGCTCGATGTTGATGCCTTTGTTGTGCAGGATACCGAAGCAGGTGCGCTCATCGGTCTCGGCGCGGCTGTCGCCAGCCGGGTCGCCCACGTCAACGAACTCGCTGTCGGGGAAGTATTGCGTCGAGTGTGACAGCACCCGGTCGCTGAACCGGTCGATGCCCATGCTATCGGCGCACAGCTCGTCAACCACCTTCCACTGGCCACTTGCTGCGAGCTGGCTGAACACCACCGCAGGCGTCAGCCCGAAGTCCCAGCCGCGATGCACCGGCAGTCTGGGATCGGTCTTCGGCGCCCGCTTCTCGTCGGCGCTGCCTGGGCAATGGATGTTGTCGTGGTATTCGGGGAACACCGGCTTGCCCTC